TTAGTATTCCCATCTGTCATTAATACTTCATATGAATTGCTATCAGTCCATGCTCGGTCAATAATAGAAGTTTCTTCAAACATATCCGATGGACTTCTACTGGTAACAAAGGCATTATTTCTACCATTAACAAACATAGCCTTCTCAACATCGGGGTCAAATATATCCGTTCCACTAGACCCGCTATCAAGACTGGCACTAATACCGCTAGAACTTAATCCCGACAATAAGGAAATAATATCGTTTCTAGTCGCAACCCCTTCATTATAAGTTACTCTAAATATCGTGTTTACTTTTTGTCCGTATAGAGATTTACCCAACAACCCTGCATTAGCAACATCGCTAAAATCAGCATTAGCGTCTAAAATTAAGTCTTCTCCCATTGAAACAGTTGAGATGAAATTGCTACCTCCACCACTAAATATCATCATTGTGTTTTCGGGGGCATTGATATAGTTGCTAGGAGAATCGTCTACATCAACTCCCATTCTAACAACAATACCATCAGTAGTAATGAAAGCATCTCTTGAAGATGGCCCATCGGAAATCACTGGTAAATACATAGAGAAAATGCCTTCATTAGCAGGTGTTTGTGTAGAATCAATGCTTTCTTTGTGATATGGTTGAATGTCTAAAGAATACATATCGGAACTTTCACACATTTTGGTTGTAGTTTTACTCATTGTATACAGAGGCAAATTAGTAGGAGAATTTCTATGAATGCAAACTTCGGCTGGCCTCATAATACGATAATTTCCTATGTAATTGTAGACATTTCCTGCATATGGCGTTTTCATATTATCAATAACTAATGTGTGGATATAACGCTTGCCTGTTTCAAATCCTCCTTCGGTGTGTCTATCCAAATGGACTTCGTGATAGTGAACCTTATGAATATGATTAGGCTTAGAACCCTCAATATCCATATACAATTCTTGTTCTAAAAGATGAGGAGAATTAGATTCACTAGGAATTGCCCCCGCAACATTAGCATTATATGAAAAATTGCCTTCTACATACGGAGTATTTCTTATTAAACCTTCAAAATTACTATTTACTCCTTCTTCAGAAACAAGATAATATCCTGTTAAGTCGGGGAAGAAATTTAAGAATCCCGCTACTCTTCTTTGAGCATCAACACCAAATCCGTTATTGCCATTTGAAGACCCTATATTATTCCAATCTGTTGTATAAAATCTAACCACTTGATAGCCATTCCCCTTTCTTGGTGATAATATATGTTCTTCTCTAGCACCTTTTTTATCAAGAGCATTAGTTACATCATTTTGCGGTATAATGGTTGCTTCGTTAGGAACTTTTGGCCCATACATCATTGTCTTATCATTAAAAAGATGTATTCTCCATTTATAGAGTATACTTGCGCTTTTGTAGAGATAACTTGCGCCTTTAGTTGTTCCGCTAATATCTCTTGGGTAATTTCTTGATATGGTGTTGGCTTTGTTAAATTGAACCGCATCTCCACTTGTGATTACCCCACTACTAGATTTTCCGTAATTAAACAAACTTTCAGTTTCGCTATCGTATGAACCATGAGAATAAAACACATTACCCATCACATCTGAATGGGTTTGTCTTATGGCTTCAGTTGTCCCAAAAGGAACATTAACATAAGTATTGATAAGAGAAGTAGGTAATCCACCGAACATATTTACATTTGAGACAATTCCTTCATTTACTTGTCCAGTGTAATATAATGTTCCACTTGCGTTTCCAGTATGGTGTTGATAATAAGAAATAGTATAGGGCAAAATTGCGTGTGAACCCCAAAGTGGCGCACCTAAATTAAGGCTAGAGCCTATGTTATTGTAATCGGGTCTATCGTCTACGGGCATAGACCCAGTAATGTGGCTACCTCTTGTGTTTACATTATGGTAAGTAGTAGCCCCGCTACCATCTCCAAAGTTAAAAGAACCCCTATTCCAGTTAAAATATACAAGCCCTTTCTTAGTATAAGCATGGTCAGTTGGGGCAAGAGTGGTTTTTATTCCGTGTTTACCGTAGTCTTTTTGCGTGTTATCAAGAGAAGAAGTGAAGATATTATGACTTAAGAAGTTATATTTTGCTTTAGGAGTAGCACTTGCAAAGTTTATTTGTGGTTTGTAGGCATAAGTTTGTGCCGCACTAGAGCGGTTTCCTTCTAAATACCCTCTATTAAAAGAGTGCAGGGGGAATCCATTGTATTGGTTATTTGATTGAGCGATGCTATTTTCATAGTCCTTAGTATTGTAAGCGTCATAATTTACAATGGGTATTAATCCAGTTACTAATTTATTAGTAGTAGCGTTTCCTTTGCTTCTAAGACCGAACAAATAAGGTTGAGAATACAGTCTTCTAAAGTTAGGACTGGCCAAGTAATCATCTGAAGTAAAATTAGTATAGAAAGAAGATTCAATAGACCAGTAATTATTTTGTTCTCCTGTAAGCCACCTTTTGGCGTTTGCAGTTTGGTTCATAGTGTCATAATGGCCTCCTTTTGGAATGGTCATTCCTTTTTCTATTTCAGTGCTAATTGAATTTTCAGGAGTAGATGCCCCCTTTCCAACAACAACAGGTATAGCCGAAGAATACAAAAATGGCTCATGGACATTTTTATGGGGGTTTCCTTCTAAAAATACTGTATCTGTATTATAAACTTCGTTGTCGTCATTATCTCTTGGGCCAACCACAATAGACCCCGACAGTGCAATTGCTTTTGCTCCACTATGGGCTTCTCCAGCATTACTTACTTCTCTAATTAATGAGCCATGATGAGCAGTGATTAGATTTCCTTCTGTAAGCCTCATTAATACTCTACTAGGTTGCCTTAATTGATAATAAGGCGAAGAATCCCTGCTTAATGTTTCGTTAGTATCGTTAATAATCAAACTACCTTCTCTATCTATTCCGTCCCCACCTATTCCTCCCCACATAAACGAAGGAGAAAACGGGTCATCGCACTTATTTTGATAGGCACTTCTTCTGTAATTAACTAATGTTCCAGCATAAACCCCAGAGCCGTCAGTAGCGTCTGAAATAATTGATATTCCCAAATTATCTTCTTTGAACCCATGTCCCTCTAATGAAGCACTATGAACATTACTTCCTCCTATGTTTGGAACAGAAGAAACATTTACTGCCCCGTATCTTTGGAAATCACAACTGAAACATATAGGAGTTATTACATATGCTCCTCTATTTTTAACATGGTCAGCAAAGCGGTTATACTTTCTTTTGGCGTTATTACCAAGAGCCGAAGCATTCTTGTTTACATCGGTAGTAACATGAGAAACATACGGTAATTCGTGAGTGTTTGGTATTCCCGCATAAGGAATCATTTTGTTCATGTCTTGGTATTTTAACATAGGAGAATAAAAATCATCATTTAATGTAATGCTTGACATCTCGCCTAATGCTAATCCTCCTCTCCTATATCTTCTAGTCACCCAAGACCCTATTCCACCCGACAAATATTGTTGGTCTAAATAAACAGAACCTCCCCCTTCTAAAAATTCTAAAGACCCTCCGTGTGAAGGCAAAATAGTATCTACTCCTAAGAAAAGGCCGTCTGTTGTCCCCAATAATCCTAAACTTGATTTCCAATTAGTTGAAACAGAAGGGTCTCCTCCTTCTAATAATTTATATGAACCCATCTTACCTACTACAAAATGTTCAAGCATAGGCAAAGAATCTCGCCCCTTTATTGTTGAATCGTATTGTGGCCAATTAGATGTTAATGTTTTTCTAGTTAGCATATAAGACCAAACGAACCTTTCGCTTTTTTCCGTATTATCATGCGGTGCAATGTAAACTATTTCTCCCGCAGTAGTAGCCACATTGTTAAGTCCATTTAATGCCACGCCACCTGCGCCATCAGCGTCATAGCCAGTCTGATTTTTAATGATATAAACAAATCTATTATCATCAACTCCCATAGAAGAAACATATAATCTTGAAGCACTACTAACCATAAAAGTAGTAGGAGTTTGTAAGTTTATGGTATCATAACCGTTGCCAGTAACACTATCAAGAGTATGGCTTGCATAAGAACCAACATATCTACCAAAGTCGTCATATATTTTATCCCCTGCTTGAATACTATGACTACTAAAATTAACGCTATTATTACCAATTCCTCCCGTTGGCTCTAATCTTATTTCAGTAGCACCGATTGTTGTTCCGATTGTAGTTGTTAAGTCATAATCTACTGCTCCCGTATAAACAATCTGTCCTATGGTTTCTCCCTTTGAATTAGAAATAAACATATTTGGTTTCAA